GCCAAGGATAATGAAATACAGCGGCGGCATGGAGAGTTTTATGCCAAGCCAAAGTAAAAGAATAAACATGTTCACACCTCCTTCGGTGGCTCTGGAATCGGCATCCAATGGGATACAGATGGATATGCCGCGCTATTCACCCACCCCTTTAAGCAGCCCAATGTCATAAATTCACAGACCCATATTTTAGCTTGTTTTCCTCTCCATCGTCCGCAAACCAGATATTTTCCCGCTTTCTCTGGCAACTGCTCCGCCACCGAAATCCAGCGCGGGAACTTGTCAAGCACAGCTTTTTGCGCTCTCACGACAACGCTCAGTTCCTCAATTGCATCGGCAGCTTCCAACAGCATTACACTAACATGGTCAGCCTCTCCAAAATCCATGCTTGTTTCTCGCAGCCGCTGTATCAGTTCCTTATGCATCGTCAGTCCTCCTCAGTTGGCGCTGCCTGTTTCGCAAGATCAGATAACGCTTTCTGATACTTGTAGTTCAGTTCTTCTATGACATCTGCGGCTTCGTTATACAGCTTTGCCGTTGCGTTTCCTTCACTGTGAGGAAGAAGCACAGCAAGCGCATCGCTCATTTTCGCGGCATCTCTCAGCCGTAGGATTAAATCGTCATACATCGTTTGCCCTCCTGTTCCATACGATTATCGCTTTTTCAACGGCTGTGTGCTTTGTTCTTCTCCATCCTTCCATACCTTCCACGTAATTGTCATCTGAGAACCATTCGGTTTGGGAGCCGCACCCCTTTGAGAACCCGCCAACACATTTTACGCAGACACCGCCGCCAGAAACAAACAATCTTGCTTGTTCCCCGCAAAACGGGCAAGGTTTAAGTTCCATCGTCTTCCTCCTTTCAGCAAAGGCTGTTCGTGTTCATAGCGTTCTGCACAGCCTGGATGAGGTCATTCCCGTTGACCGTGTATCTCTTCCCATCGACTTCAATATCCACGTTCCGTTTTGTATTCCAGCTGTTGTGAACCTTGATACTCGGCATAGCGGGAGAAGAATAATCTTCAAGTTGGCAAGTCACCTTAATCATCAGATTTCCTCCATCACAGCCCCGCAGTTGGGGCAGAAGTTCACACCCGCATTCCACGGCATTATGCCATAGTCGCACTCAGAGCAGCGCCACACATCGCTTCCTTCGTGTACCCACTTCCCCCTCCTCACGGGCCGCACATCGGCGGCGGGGATGGAGAGGATGCGCTTTTGGATAGCGTTCTTTGCCTCATACCATTTGCAATGGGCACAGTCATCCGGAGCGCAGCAATGGTCATTCGGTTCAAAGACAAGGTCGGCACAGTCATAGATGCCGTCAAAGAACTTCTCAATCCTCTCGCGTTCGATGTATTCAGCCATCGTCTTCCTCCCGATGGAGATTGCTTCTTCAACTTCCTTGTCTGTAAACAAATCACCACTGTTTGGGTCGTACATATTGTAAACAATCGCTTCAGCAAGACCGTCCTGCATTTGATATCTCCTTTTTTATTCATCATCTTCCATGTCTTCAAACATATCAACTTGCCCTGGTAATATGTCGTATTCCATCCACCACTTGAAAACGTCCTGTGCAGTTGGATCTTTGTATTCCGTTCCGCCTGGTCTCCATAAAGGTTTACTTGGGTCTTCTTTATGCCGTTGTCTTCTTCTTTCAAGCATTCGCTCAAAAGCCTTTTTATAATGCCATTCGTATTTAGGCCATCGCAGGAAATCACGCTCTCTTGTCCGTGTTCCTGCCATCGGGCAGCCAATGCAGCCGAGACGGTGAAAGCCTTGCTGATACAACTCACAGAATGGTATCTTCTCTGCAAGAATTAAAGACCATACATCTGTATCCGTCCAGTCAATGATCGGATTAACCGTTGTCTTATTTCTTCGGTAACACTGCTCCACCATGCGTCTGGCATCCGTATTATCATTTGTCAGGATCAATGAGCCGTGACGTGGACTCACTTTATACCCATCTGGTATCTCTCCTTCTGGTTTTTTCTGAAGTGTGACGATCCCCTGATTTTGTTTCCGATTCAAGCTTTCGGCCCACCTGACGCCAGTCACGGCAATACGCCCATCTCCGCCGTCTTCTTTCAATTTCTCACAACAGTATCTTGCCATTCGTGTAGGCGGCATCATTTTTTCCGGTATCAGATTCCACATGGTGATTGGCTTTCCAGCAAGCTTTTCATTCTTGTAATCTTTCTGGTACCTTGGCACTTCTCTTTTAACGTCTGGGTGTTGTTCCTTAATGAACCTCACCAGTTCCGGTGGGTCTACTGAGGTAACTCTGTATGTCGCATCAAACTTTACACCCGCCATAATAAGAAGAGCCTTGCATACAACAGAGTCCTTCCCTCCACTGAATGCGAGGTAGTACCCTTCTTCCGGTTCAAACGTTTTCAGCCGTTTGATGCTCTTGTTTACTTTTTCCCTCAAGTCGCTCATTGGTCTATCACCTCTGTTCCATTTTCCAGCACATAGTCGAGGTTGTACCGCTCTTTCGTCATTTTGGCATCCTCCTGTGCTCCTTAATCGGATGCTCTTTCCGGAATTTCTCCATGCAGGAAGGTTTGCAAAACCAGAGTGTCTTGCCTTTCCCGGCAAGGCGGATCTTGTACTGGTACGCGCCTGGATCGTGTGTGATGATCATATGGCCGCACTGAGCGCAGAAGCGTTCCGGAGGGTTATATGTTTTCATCGGTTTTGCCATCTGACAACTCCTTTTCCAGTTTGGCACATACCGGCTCATGGATGCAGCGAATGGAATAAACGTTTTGGAAATCTTCTCCATCGTAGTACACTGTCGGTGTCATGACGAGGTCGATATTGCGGCAGCTTTTGCAGCAGCCGGAGATTTTCAGTTCAACCATCACTTTGCTCCTTTCCCGGCCAGGATGTACTGCTTCAGCAGTTCATCCCGGTATTTATGTCTGCACTGCTCACAGATTTTTTTCTTCTCTGTTGTAGGCATGCCAGGATATGATTTCAAGGTGAAAGAGCCCCGGAGATCCTTTGCACACAACTCACACAGGGTAATAATCTGGGCCATGGTCTACCTCCTTTGCAAGCTTTCCCTGATCTTCGCAATTCTCTGCTCTTTGACTTCTGGATTCCATCCGCAGCGGTCACAGCCATAAGAGCAGTTCACAGCCGGATACACAGGGACGTCCTTGTTCCGCACTTCGTCCCAAACCTCATATACACATGGAGCTGAGATTGCGGGTTTCGTCTTCCGTATTACTACAGTTTCGCTTGCCGTTTCGGCATTTGTCACACGAATCAATCCTCCTCCAACCAGTTCTTTCCAAACTCTCTGTGCCAGTCTTCCATCGACCAGCCGTTTTCCTGCATGGCCTTGCGCTGCGCCCATTGCTTAAGCATCAGCTGAGTATCCCTGCAGCGGTGCGCTGACTTCGGCCCTTCCCGGTGGCACCGTTTTCCGCAGAGGTAAACCACAAGACCGTATTTCTCCGCTTTTTTACGGAGGGAACCTCCGAGGCAGTGATGTACCTCAAGAGGATCCCCGTTTCCGTTCCGACCGCAGAGAAAGCATCTCTGCTCGTCCATGTTATTTCTTCCTCTTGTGTGCCCGAGAGAACGGGCAGGTTGCCCAATGCGGAATTCTGCCGACGTTTGTCATATCATCCATCGGACCTTCAAACTCGCAACTAACCAGATCACCGTCCTGGGTGACGATCTTTCCCTTTCCTTTGAGTTTCGCCCAGAAGGGAACGAGAGCCGGATCACATGGCATGGAAGCGCCGGATCTCATCTGCATCCAGACGATCTCTGCACCGCATGATCTACATTTTGCCATGGCTTATCCCTCCGCAGGAACGTCAGCCGGCAGAACCTCCCGCGGCTCGCTGCCGTTGTACGGACCGACCACGCCTGCATCTTCAAGACCCTGCATAATGCGTGCCGCCCTGGCATAACCGATTTTCAAGCGGCGCTGCAGCAGCGAGATGGAGGCTTTGTTTTCCATCCTCACAAGCTGCGTGGCAGCGGCGATCAGATCTTCGGTGGAAGCGTCCTCGCCGGACTGGGTATCGTCCGCAAGGTCTTCATCGTACAGCTCGGCGTCAACCTCCGGGGCCGCGTCAACCTCACCGTCATCCAGATCGGACACATCCTCGTCCTCGTCATCCTGGGCCTCATCCTCGTCGATCACAGGGATCTGAGCTTTGGTCAGAACATTGCGCTCCATGATGTCCCGGAAGAAGTATTGAAGCCAGTAGGTGGAGACCTTGACGTAAATGTTTTTGAACTTGTTCCTGAGAGATTCGCTGATGGTGAACGTGCCGTTTATCTTCATAGCAAGCTCGCCGTCCTTGTTGTAGATCACCATGGAGGCATCCGGGGAGATGTAGTCTTTTTCCTCTGCGGCTTCCAGCATGCGCAGCTGCTCGCCGGCACCGGTCAACGGCTTGATGGTCAGAGTGATCGGATACCGGTCGTGCTTCAGGGAGCAGACAAGATCGTGTTCCTCGCACAGGTTGTCGAGTTTCTTCTTTTGGGCTTCGTATTTATCAATTTCGCTCATTGGTTTTTCTCCTTTCTTATTCGAGGATCAGCAGCATGTCATTCCAAGATTTGCTGATCCTGTATTCTGACAAATCATTCTCGGTCACGTATTTGTGGCCGAATTTCTTCTTCATGTCTGACCAAACCGGCCAGGGAATGCGGTAGATGCCTCCGGATTTGAACCCAGCCAGGACAAAGCATCTTGCACCGAGAGCCGTTGCCTGATCCATGTAGGCTGCCTGCAGATCGCTGACTCTGTCCTGGGTGATCCGGTCTGTTCCGGTGAACTTCGCCTCAAAAATCACAGTTCGCCCGCCCTTGATCGTGCCTTTGTAGTCCGGCTGGGCCTGACTGGTGAAGCAGCCGATGAACCGCGTCTGCTTCAAACGCTTTATGATCTTGAACGGCTCCGGCGTCTTGTCGATCTGGGCATAGCCCTTCTCGCTGTAATAGGCAAACGTGCGGTCAAGCACCGCTTCAAACAGCTGGCCTTCTGCCCGGTTCTGCTTTCCCTTCTTCTGGTTTACCGGATTCGGAGCGGGGAGCGGCGGGAGCTTGCTCATTGAACACCTTCCTTTCTATAAATTCGTTGTGCCATTCTTTGCCGTGTTATGCCATGCCATATCAACGCGGGTCATAGCTTCGCAATGCCCTTGCCGTGCAACTCTGCGCATCACAAGGCTTTGCCATTGCAGTGATTCGCCTTGCTGTGCTCTTCCACCGCAGTGCGTTGACTGGCCGTTCCCTTCAACGCTTTTCCATTGCAGTGCTGCTCTCTGCAATGCCATTGCGGCGCGTTTCGTTGCCTTTCGATGCCTCTGCTCGGCTGAGCTACTCGATGCGTTTCCGTTGCAATGCATTTCCGCGCTCAGCCGTTGCGACGCCCCTCAATGCTGAGCTTCCGTTGCGGTGCAAAGCTATCCTTTTCCATTGCCTTGCGTTGCTCTAAGCAGCAAAGCCTTCGCTGTGCCATGCTAGGTATCGCAAGGCCTTGCCATTGCACGGCAGCGCCCCGCAATGCTCTTCCTTTGCACAGCAACGCAGAACAAAGCCACTGCAGTACCTCGATGGGCTGCCCGGCGCCTCGCTATTCCTCAGCTCAGCTCTTCCCAGGCGAAGCGGCCCTTGCCGGAATTGCGCCACTGGCCCAGACCGCGAAGAGCGCCATAGTCCAGCCACTCGCGAACAGCGGCAAGGTGAGATTCGTCAAGAACTGTGATGACAAAAGTGATCTCAGCTCCGGCAGGGATTTCCTCGCTGATCGCAAGCGCGACACGCTCCCCCTGCATCGTCTGGGCGCGAAGCGGCCTCTGGCACAAGCCGACCTCACCGGTGAAATCAATCGGAATCTGACGCGGGGAGACAAAGATCATGCCGTCGATAATCTTTTTGAAGGCGGTCAGCTTCGAGGATTCATTCAGCTTCTTTTTCTTCCCGTTCTCATCCTTCCCGCCGACGCGGTTCAGCATCGAGCAGGCGTCTTTGAAAAAGCCCTTGATTTGATAATCATAAATAAAAGGCTTTCCTTCGCTGTCTCGCGGGAATCCGGTCATGCTCTTTTCGGTCACGGCATCGACACCAAGAGCAGCGACTTCATCTTCGACGGTTGAAGCGTCCGGACTTTTGCTCCCGATGAAATCCCGGTAGATTTCCTCGTTGAAAGGGGAGGTTCCCAAAAGTCCTTCTGTTAATGTGAGTTTCACTTTCATTGTGTTCATTGTTTTAGCTCCTTATTTTTTATTCTCTGCAGGCGTCACGGTCGGCGGGTGCTCCTGACGGGCCTTCCGGATCAGCTTGATCTGCTGCACAACGGGGCGAGACGGGCAATCCCGCCCCGTTTGGCAAGTTTACTTCTTCCTTTTGTTTTTGATTGCTTCAACGGCGAGGATAACGCCGCAGATCAGAAGAAGGACGCCTCCAACGGCAATGACAACCACGTCAAAAAGGTCAACTGTCACGATCATTCCGCATCACCTCCCGCTGCCATCAGGGCCGGGAGCTTCTGCGTCGGCTCGGCCAGATAGAAGTCGGCTTTCGCCATGACTTCGGAATAAGCTTTCTCGCCGGATCCCTTGCTATCGTCGCCGTGGAAGCTGTCAACGACCGCCTGCTCCATGTCGTTCATATCCTTGTATTTGGCCTTGCCATACCGGGGAGGCAGCCAGCCCTTTTTCTGAGAGGCGTAGATATTCAGTCTTTCTACCAGCGGCATGGTCTCAGGGTAAAACTTGATGTGCGTAGTGCCTTTTTTGTAAATATCGATAGCGAAGTACTTCAGCTGGATATTCCGCGTCTGACC